TTTTTCTTTTTAACAATGAACGCGTTAACTCGCGCCATTCCCCATTGTTGCGGTGTAGTTCCCGGCCGATGACCTGTCTTCCACGCGGCAACTCCACGATTATAAACTTTCTTTAAGGTCTCTGGTGAAATACCAGACTTCTTCGCCTTCGCAGCGATACCGTCCGGTCCTTCTTCTAGGTCGATACTATCATACATCGAGTATCGTTTTTCTTCAAGATAGTTCTTAAAAGAAATCATGCCAGTTTCCTAATCATTCCTGCAAGTACCTTAGCATCTACATCTAGGTTAAACCTGCGAATAGTATCAGCAGCGGCAAACTCTGGAGAAGTGTATTTACCTTTACCCATCTCACGTTTGATGTGTTGCGCCACTTTACGATATTTGTCTTTATTTATAGTTTTTGATCCGACACGATGCATCAAATCAGTCACCCAGTTCTCTAAGATATCATCTTGGCCTGGTGTGTCCTTAAAATACTTTTTGCGTAACTTGTCGGTGCCCTCTTCACCTGCACCGCCGTCTTCTGCGACACAGTTAGGGACCATCTTACCACCCTTCTTTTTCATACCGACTTGCTTGTAACCATCCCAACAATCTTCGTCATACATATCTTTGAACGACTTGGTGTACTTGGATGGTTTAGTCTTGGCGTCTTTGTCGCCTGGCGCTGGTTTGTATGCAGATGAATCGTCGTCTGCCTTCTTGCCATGCTTCTTGAAGTGGGCGTCACGTTTTGCCTTGGTTGACTTCGCAAGACCTTTGTGGTATCGTGCTGGTTGTGTACCCTCACGATCTTTGATGTCTGGATCTTGTACACTCTCGTACTTGATCTCTGGACTCGTTGTCTTGAACCCTTTCTTGCGCATGATGGTCTTGTTGACTACTTCGAACTCACCGTTCTTGTAGTTCACGACAATCGGAAGATTCAGATCTGACTGCATGTCCTTGAGGACCGCCTCCGCATCTCCGTGTTTCTTAATGTCTTTGCCCTTGTTCTTTGCAATCTTCTTGAACAAGCGCTGAATCTCTGCGACCTTGATCTCTGGGTCATTACGCTTGTCGTTCATGCGATCTGCAAAATGACGGGTGAACTCGATGTCGATGTCGAACTTCTTCAACAAACGATCACCGAACTTCTCTAGGTCATCAATTTGACGTTGCGATACGTCTTCTACGATTGGCTCAACTGCATCCAACCACTTGCGCATTTTCTTACCGTCAGATGTTTCTACGATAACATAGTTCGCACCTAGAACGGATACGGTAGCGATCTCTTCAGATTCTTTAATAACTACCGTATCACCAACTTCAAACAGTTCACCCGAAACATACTGTTCACGAGTTTCTGATACTGTTTCTAGTTCTAGATGATTACGGAATTCGTTGGCTTCCTTGAGTCCCATACCCTTACGCACATCATTAAACAATTTGCGTGTGTCGGGATTTGACATGGACTTAGGAACACCTTGAGAGAATGAAACAAAATCATTTTTCTGTGCGTTCTCTCGTTGTTTGGAGGCAGACATACCCTCTACGCCGCTAGCGTCTGGATCTCTCTCACCTGCAGATACTACTTTAATACTCTTAAAATTGTAAAAACCATGTCTTGCTTTTTGTCCGTTGTACTTGTTCAACAGGACTTCGAATTCTGTAATACGGTCTGCACCGACAACCATAGTAACTGACTTGTAACCTTGATTGTACAATGTGACCATTGCGTTGATCGCTGTTTTCACAGTCTTATCAACCATGACGTTCCGTGCATGTTTTGGAAACATCTTACGTGTGTGTTTGATTTTGTCGGTATACGACAGGGGATTCTTTTTCGCGTCTTGAGATTGTGACACGAAGACTTTATAGTCGGCTTTGCCTGACTTTTGAGCTAACGTATCCATCACCTTACCATGTCCGATGGTAGGTGGATTCATACGTCCGAATGTAAAGTAGACCTCGCGTTCTTCCTCCACGAGGTACTGACTAAAATTCTTAATCACTTCTCTGCGCCGCCTTGTCGTCTAGCTCTCTTTCTATCTATCTCTTGGCGACGAACCGTTTTCATCAACTTGCGTGACTGACGGTCTATTCTTGCTTGCACTGCTGGTCTCTCTAAACGCTTCTCGATCTCCTTCTTACGTGCAATCGACATATCACCTTTGTCTTGACCTTTGGTGATCTTCGAAATCATCGCCTTTCTTGCTTGACGACGTGCACGTTTCTGAAGAACCTCTTTTGAGGCCATCTTACGTTCTGCGCGTTTGCGACCCATTGCAATGCGAGTTTTATTCTTCTTCATTTTCATCGCGAGTTTACGGCGCTGAGTTGCGTCTAACACTTCACTCACGAACTGCTTAAATGATAGCATAACTACCTAATCCTTTATTGGTTTATTCCATATTATCTACGGGCCGAATCCCAACCCTTTAATATATCAGATGAAAAGTTGTTGTAGGAGAACTCCATACGATCAACCAATTTCACCGCGTCACCACCAAGTGTATCAATTGCAACATATCCTTCTTCGCCAGTCACTTTGTAACCATTCGAAGTTTTTACGAAAGTATCAATTGATTTTAATTTGTCCAAACTATTTATAAGTTTTAATTTCACTAATACAATTAATCGTTGTAACTCAAACATTTTTATGAGGTTTGCCCTGTTAGTTGCAGAGAAAAAGTCCATTTCGTCCTTCATCTTAGCGACCCAAGCGTCCTTACCACGTTGAGACTTCTTACTATCTATCTCTTTCTTATAGTATGCTTGACGATGTTTAATGAGGCCTTCAACATGTTTTTTAGAGTCTGGTATCAGCGTACCCGCACGAACGAATGTGTTGTTGTATGTTTCGATCGCCTGTGCAAACTTAGGATTATCACCAACAGATTTTAGTGTAGACGAAGAGGTTTGTCGGAACAAACGACCGATCTGCGTCAACAAACCATTTACTTCGGTTGTCTCACTTTCACTCATCGTTGCGTTAGTCACGTCGCGAAGCATCGCGTCCTGTGACCATACATTGCGAGACTTGCGAAACTTGGAGACATCCACACCGTAAGATGCAGTCATGTTTTCAAAAGAATCGCCCGTGTAGGTTGTGTGCCAGACGATTCCGATTTTCGCTGCACGAATGTCTGCCGCCTGATCCCACGGCACTGCATACGCGATTGTGTTCGGGTGAAAGACGACATACTTCTGACCACCGATCTTTTTACCTTGTAGATCTGCGCGACTGAATAGGAAGTCTCCCTGAACGACACCCTTGATGTTTAGGTCGGGGAGATACTTGAGTGCAGCCTTGAGTTTAGTGTTAAGATCACCCTTGGTGTCTGCATCGATATCCGCGTCGGTCTTGTAGACCTTTGGGTTCTTATTGAAGATGCCTTTCTTCGCGACAAAGAACTGACCGTCACGTGGATCTTGTCCAGCGAAGATAGCAGGCGCACCGTCCCACTTGACCGATACGCGACCACCACCAGATCCCGCCAACATGTCCCGTAGACCACGCAGTGCATTGATCGCCTGACGTGTACCGTCAACTCCACCATACAGGACCTTGTCCTCGATGTGAGTCATGTGAGTGTTCTTCTGTTCTGTGATGAAGTTACTGAAATTTTCCATGTTAACTATACTTTATAAAGATGGATGATTTAGGTGTTGCAGACTCGGCAATACTAACAACCATAGAGACGACTTCGTCAGCCTTTCTTTCCGTCACTAGTAAGTATATGAATTGCATCGATAAGTATTTACTGTACAACCAGTTATTCGTGTAGTCTTGTAAGAACAAAGACATTTCGTCTTCTGTCATAGTAGAGTCAGAGAGTTCATTGTACATCTTAGTGAATTCTGCAATCGTAGACTTATTGTCTATCTTAGATAATCTTTTAAACTCACTTTGATTTTTAAATTTTCTCTCTGGTATTCCGGCGAGAACCATGGCTGATTGAAGATTGCCGCCACCGATTTTTCCCCCAGCGGCAGATTTTCCTTTAATCTCTCCCTGCCATCCTGTCATTCCACTATCGAATGTTCGGATCTGCATATTGACTTCTTTTCTACCGACTCTGTAGGTGAAGTATACGTCTTTACTTGCATCACCTGCCTTTCGATACGAAGTTAACCAATCAGAGTTCTTACCGATACCAGAAACAGCGTGCCTGAGAAATGTCGCCTTTGGTCTGGGCGTTCCATCGTTGAATACTTCTTCGGTACATGAGGTTGCACCAGAATCAAGTTTCTTGAGAGAGATTCCTAACAAGTTATTGCTTCTATGTTCCTTTAGAATATATTCGTTGAACTCATCTAGAGTATCATGGTTAGTGTCAAGAGTGAAAGATTTTTTCATTACCCATATATCAGCAGGGTTCCATTTGTTCACGTCGAATGTGATGCCCGCAGTTTTCTTCAGTTTTTTATAAGTGTCTTCTATCTTGCCGACAGTACGACCGCCCCGATGAAACACATACTTAACAGCATCCAATCTTTTAAAAATCTTATTAGCTACGACGCATCCAGAATTTTTCCAATCCTCATCTAGATCGGCAAGACATTGTTTTAAAGTTCTATCACAATCAGTATAAGTTGATATGGTAGTGCTGTCCAGCAGATCCAACCCTTCTAACCAACTGTTTAAGTCACTGCCCTTCTTCTGTCTTGCAGCGCACATATATGCCTGAAAACATTCACCCAATGCAGTGATCTTAGCACCGGCCCCAGAACCACCTTGACCACTGTATGGTGATTTATCAATTTTTGTCCAAGGGTATCCGTTGAAAATAGGAGAGAATTTGACAGTGGTGCCTACACGCATCGCCTTATTTAAATTTCTCTCGTTCCTTTCTTTTACCGCTTTTATAAATGCCTTTATGTCGTCAGTAACATTTATTTTCTGAGACTCACCATCACCAAATTTTATTTTCTTGCCCGCTTCAATGTCCCTGACAATCATGTCAAGGTATCCTTTATCGAACTTACCGTCGTCTCCGTTAAAATTTGCCACTTAGTGATCCTCTTACTCTTTATTGAGTATAACAGACACTATTTATATGTCAAGGGGATTTTCGGCGTTTTCTGCGTTATATTTTGCGATAGTTTCGCGAAGAGGTCTTACCCATGTATCTCTGTGTTCGACAAAAATCTGCGGATCGTGGTTATCTACAGAGATAATGGTGACGAGCTGAGTAATGGGACGACCTGTGCGTTCTTCCCACATGATTGCGTAGGCGGATTCTTGCATGAAGTAATTGGTGATCCAATCCTTCCGCTTGGGTTTCATTGAGGTCTTAAAATCAATGATAGACAATTTACCATCAAAATCAGCGACACAGTCCACACGACCAGCGACACCCAGATGGTTTGAGTAGAGTGGTGCTTCCTGTGCATATACTCTGCCAATGCGGCCATCAAGAATGGGTTTGAGATCAAGAAAACTGCCAATAATATCTGGAGTGTATCCATCTTTAAAATTCTCTTCATTGTTGATGTATTTCTCAATGATCGCGTGAACTGCAGTACCGCGTGTAGATGCACGGTGAGAGATACGGTTTGCTTCTTCGTTACCGACCTTTTTACGCCACTTTGCGATAGACTCGCGTGATAGGATAGAGAGTACGGTGGTTATAGAAGGAAGATTAATTCCTTCGGGCGTTTTATACTCACGGCGACCATTGCGGTTCTCCGTTTTCATTTCTGTCAACTCGACAGGCACATGTTCAAACATTATCTATAGTTGTCCAAGTCACTTTCATCAATGGATCTTCGTTCTCTTTTCACAAGATATGAAAAAAAGACTAGACTAGCGAATGTGATAACGCCAATCGTTGCGAAGAAATATAATAAGAATTCTAACATAAAAAAGATCACTTGTCAATAGCAAAAGATCCCCACAAGTACGGCGTTCTAAAGACATATTTGGTATAGGTGAAACTTGATATAACTCTGCTTGGCATTTTTACATGCACGTATTGAGAGATCTGCAGATCTTATCAGTGCGCCCGTGCGCAAAATTCACTCTTATGTCAAACTACCGTACTGTGTGGGGGAACTGGTGGAGCTAGAGGGAGTCGAACCCACGACCTCTTGAATGCAAATCAAGCGCTCTCCCAACTGAGCTATAGCCCCTATAGTTCCTATTTATACTTCAGTCACACCCAAGTTCTTGGCGTGACACCTCATCATTGTTGACAGGACAGTTGCCGCTTGGTAACGACTCTGGCACATATCGCATCAACTCTGGATCATACAAACTGTTCTCAAGAAAAGCAACAAGGTTTGTGATCTCGTCTTCGGTCAAGTCTAACGGAGTGAACCGATAGTCAAGGTCATACGTTTCCACTTGTGGGTGTTGTGGAACCGCAGCCACCTTGTATCGCACGACATCTTCTACACTAGAGAATGACGCACCGTGACCGAATACAGTAGTATCTATAAGGTTGTAAAGAGGTGGAACTTTGAACTTGAATCGGTCAAGTTCGTCGCCAGTGAATCCGCCGCGACCCTCTCTAGTCGCATCGTTGACTTCACCGACCGTGTCTTCCCAGATGTCTAGATCGTGGAAACCGACAGTCATGAACACTTCGTCTGCCATGGCACCAACCGGAGACGACAACGCAGGTCCGTTATGACAAGCATAACAGTTACCCTTACCGAAGAACACTTCTGCACCAGCGACTTCAGATTCAGTCATCGCAGTTTCGTCGCCTTTCAAGTATGCTTGGAAGGGTGCTTGGTTCGCAAGAATGGTTCGTTCGTATGCGGCAATCGCAAGTGCAGTTGCCTCTAACATATCGTCGGGTTCTGCAACACCGTACGCAGCTTCATACATCTCACGATAAGTTTCGTTGGTGCGCAGAATAGAATTATCGGTGTCGCCCATACGATGCACACCTAGACCCGCAACTGCTTGTGTCTCTAGACCAGCGAAGTTACGCAGATTTGCTTCTTTGGGAGTGCCTTCTGTGAAGTGACGATCTTCGTCAATGCCGACATTGACAACACCACCTATGACATTACCGAACTGACCATTCCACAACATTACTTCTTGGAATGCCGTGTTGAGTACAGTGGGTGATGTGACGGGTTGCACATCGATGTCTTCGGGATTGACACCCTCAGCAATCATACGATGATCAAAACCGATACCACCTTCACCAATACCCTGACGAATACCAGACTTGAATCCGTTCTGTGCGTTGTGACATGATGCGCACGAGAATGTCCCGTCCATGCCAGAGATATTGCCATCGGTGATGCCAGTCTCATGATAGACTAACTGACCGAGCGCAACTTTCTCTGCAGTAATAGGGTTGCTTGGATCTTGCGGAATGTTGTCGAAGTCATCGCTGTCGGGCAGGATGTATTCTTCGTATGAACCTGTCGTTGATGTTGAGTCAAGTAACGTGAGTAGATTGTCACGTGCCTCGACTGCAGGATCAACAGGGGTTACGGTTGGGGGAGTTACGACCACAGGGTCGGGGGCGGATGCGTTATCTGCTCCGCCAGAACATGCACTCAGGAGTGCCGTAGACACAGCTACAGTTAGTAGTTTCTTCATAATATAAGAGTCCTCTCAATACTCTATTTCAAGTTACGAGAGTAAGTATACTACAGTTTATAGACAGGTGTCAAGTGTGAATAGTTATCTTTTTTTGACGCGCTTGATTGCTTGCTTCTCTACTTCAATCCAACGTTTCGCCTTCGCACCAACAGGTTTATCCGTAAACTTCTTTGCATCACGATATGCAGTCAGTGTTTCTTTTTCGTAGTTCTTGCCTTCTGAGTTATCAACTACCAAGAAGTTCTCTTTACCGAACATACGCTGGAACTTACCAACATTGCGTTGAACCGCTTTCCAGTATTCAGTAACACCCTTCGCACCTAGTGTACGAGCTCGTTTTGCATCACGGTTAATTGCAGTGTCAAGATCTGTATTGACGAATATCATTGCAACATCGTAACCTAGATCTTTAACCTTTTGTGCCTGCGCTGCGATTTTGTCTGGATCTTTACCAGTACCGTCTACGACAAGACCAAGACGGCCTTTCAGATATCGTTCTTCTTTCTTGCCGGTTAGTTTCTTTGCCTTGCCACGAAGTTCTTGACCCTTCGGTGAGAAGATATTGTCCGGAGTCATATCCATATCAACTTTCTTCATAGCAGCTTCAAATGCGTCGTCAGAGTTAACGACCTTGTAACCCATAGAAGTCAAACCAGTTTTGCCGACGATGAATGACTTACCAGAGCCTGGCCCACCCGCAAGAAAGATCGCCTTGAAGATTGCTGGATCGTTGACACCTTCGTCTAAGAATGTTTTAAAAGATTTCATTGTAATACAGTCTGTTGGTGATAGATGTATTTATTTATACAAATTGTGGCGGTGGGCGTAGGATTCGAACCTACGGAACCTCTCGGTTCAACGGTTTTCAAGACCGCCGCTTTCGACCACTCAGCCAGCCCACCTATTTTTAAAATAAAAAGGGGGAGTTTCCTCCCCCGCCTCAACTGGGCACCACTGATTCAGTTATTTGTAAAGGGGAATCAGACCCTTTTTGCAAAGATGTCTGAGAAGTTCAGACCGGAATATTTAGATGCACTCGAACTCTGGTTATTGTACCACCGTTCTCGTGCGCCGTACTCTGTCATTGAGTAGGTTAGACCTACTTGCATACCTTTATAAAAAATCTTCCACTCATGTATCATAACATTTCCTCAACTGGTCGGAGATGCTGGATTCGAACCAACGGCCCCTGCATCCCAAATGCAGTGCTCTACCAAGCTGAGCTAATCTCCGCAATAATAAAAGAGCAGTTTTCCACATACTCAGGTGACGGGCGTAACGACCAGAGTGAGTTTAGAGTCATCTCAGGACTATTCATTAGTCGAGAGTGATTTCTTCTCGCTTCTTCTTGGCAGGTTGCTTCAGACCAAGTGCGATCTCAAGTCTCTCGATCTCCTTGTCCTTACGCTTCTGCCACTGTTGTTCAGTGCGTCCGTTCTTCTCAAAGAACGTTGACGCCTGAAGACGATCGAGTGCGCCTTCGCGTCGGCGCTTGACTACATGCTTTCCTCGCATATCAATCCTTAAATCTGCTGTCAATCCAGCATTTCCCATAGTACAGGATACCTAACCAGATGGTAAACATAATACCATCGATATATCCCAGCTCATTCCAAACTTGTATCGGATCCATTTTCGGGTCTTCCTTCTGGCCATTCCCAGACTAAACACTTTGCTTTTGGTACATATCGCACGACGCAAATTTGTTGCGCAACACCGCGACCACCAACACATTCTTGTTCCTCTTGAATAAAGGTTGCCCACTTGAGACAAAGTCCTTTATCAATTTGTTCACTCATTGTACTACAACTGGTCACTGTTGTCAACAGTGCAACTAATAAAAACCTCATAAGTTTTCCTCAAAGTTGGCGGAGCGGACGGGACTCGAACCCGCGACCCTCGGCGTGACAGGCCGATATTCTAACCAACTGAACTACCGCTCCTAATATGGTCTGAGGCCTTCTTTGCCTCTATGGTATCTCCCCCATATACAGTGTGCCACTTCGTGTCCAATCAACTCAGGTTCCCACTGCCACTGTGGGTCCTTTATGTACACGGTGCACTCGCCGGTTTCCGGAATCCAGAGAGTGAATGCACTCACTGTGTCCCATTGTACGCCTAGATTCTGTCGTCTGGCTGAATTATACTCGGCTTCGTTTTTGAGTAAAACAAAATGAACCTTTGGATGTAGGTTCTCGTATTCCTTTTCTAGGAACTTATAATCATCCGCACCGTAACGGTACGCATTGGTGATACCGGACGATGCGCATCCGGTGATGAATAGACTAATCGCTATCGTGAACGTGTAATTGAATAAGCGCATAATGAAGTACCTTTAGTAAGTCTTTTCGCGCATCGTCGCGGGTTCCCTTTTTCCCGTAACGCTGTGCGTATTTTAAAACATTACCGATACAGAATCCTGTACCGTGCCCCCCATCAATAATAAATTCGGTCGCCTGAAACTTCTCTTTGGCGTAGTGTTGATTATATGTAGAGTCAATATAACTCGAAAATTCTGCGATCAACTTATCTTCGTTGAACTTGTAGTTGGGCGGAAGGTCTAGTGTGAACTTAGGAATCTCTTCCTCAGTAACATAACCTTCGGCTCTCAGATCTTTTACGTTTTCCATTACCACTCCCTCAAAATAGTTGTTGCAATCATAAACCCAGAAACCGCATTCAACATGATGAGTGCGCGGTCTTTCCAGATAACAGATACCCAAGTCCATAGTATAATACCCGCGAACCCGATTGTCAAGTCATACATGCGAAACTCTGGGCCTGCGGAACGCATTGCCAAAGAAGCAAGAATAAGAATTGATGCAGCCCACTTCAGGTACCAATCAAAGTCTTCGGGATACCAGTTGCGATCTGGTTTAGTGCGACCGTCTGCTCTTACCATCGGATCGCCACGTCCTGTCTTAGGAGACATACATAAACTCCTCAAGATTAGATTTTGGTTTGGACAAAATCTTGTTGTCTACAAATGATCTGTTATCGTCTTCCCAGATGTTTTTAACATCCGTATTTACGGCCGCGCCTTGAGCATTAAGACGCCCTACAGCAATGTCGAGAGCATCTAAGTTTAAGTCTGAAGTAATACAAGACCTTCTTAGATTATTGCTTGCTAATAATGTAGTACCCGAACCACAAAATGGATCGAATACCAAATCGCCTACTTGAGAACTAGATTCTATAATCCTCTCTAGCAATCCAATCGGTTTTTGTGTTGGGTACTCCCTTTTTTGTTTTTCGGTCCTAGTGACTGAGTGTATGTCGTCCCAGAAATTTTGAATCGGTGGTCCTTTCGAGTCTTCGAGATACATCTTTTTGTATGGTTTATTTTTACCATAGTGTATAAGATTTTGTTCATCTAGTTTTTGAATCTCTTTCATCGGTTTCCTCCAACCAAACTTTGGATTGAAGCCGCCGAATTCAAACATATGGCCGGGTCTACTTTTCTCTCCCGTAATTGGTGCAAGAGAATAATTCCCTCGTTCGTCAATATTACCAAAACTATTGTTCTTGTACGTCTCATCTAATTCTGAATATTGTACATTGAATCTAGGAGATCCCTTTTTAAAAACTAGAATACTATCTACAATGTTGCCCCACCCATTCTTAATATTATTGTGAGGATGTGAACGTCTCCATGATATGTTAGTATCTAATTTTGAACTGATAGACAGTTTGGACAATACCAAAGCATTCATAATGAAGTTGTTATGGCAGTACAGAAACCCATTTTTGTCCAACACCATGTAACATTTTTCAATGATGTCAGAATACCAATTCAAAAAATCTTCTTGACTGTCCCAATTATCACCAAACCCTTTTTCTGAACCATTGTCTTCTTTCATCTTGAAATTTTTGTTCAGCCCAAAAGGCGGGTCAATGTAAATCAGTTTAGGTGCAACTTTAAGGTTGCACATATCGGACGCATCGCGTTCCAGTACATAATAGTAGTTAGACATTCAAAACCTTATTACATAGTTAACATAGAATAAACAGTATCTTGCTGAAACTTCATACACCAATATGATGATTTATTAGATTTCGAAATACCTACTAATGCACCGATACCATTGTTAGTGTGGACACGAATACGCAAACCGTAATCCACAACACGGCCGTCTTCCATAATGAAGTTGACCTTGCATGATTGCGCAGTATTCGATTTGCCGAGTTTCAATTCTACTCTACGAACTTTGTTCCAATCACGCACGATAGGAATATTAGAATACGCGATAGATTCTTCTACAGACCAATCTTCATTTCCGAACACAAAGTAGGTATCAGTATCAGAATCGCGATCTACGATTGTCGATTGAATCAATTCCTTTAGTGTTTTGTTGGAAATTTGACGTAGGATATGATTTGATAATTGTTTTTGTTCATTTTGGATTTTGGATTTAGGTGTGCCATTTTCGAATCGATCCCGAGCATACTTAGCCCAAGTAACACAATCCTCAAAAGACTGTTTCAACGATTTATCATCTGTAATGTGATTACCAAACATAAAATTTTTGTATGTTATACCGCCATCACCTTTTCCGATTTTCTTTTTACGTTTCACCGAAATCTGGGAGACGACCTCTCTAGTATCCTGTTTGATGATGTTTACATCAGAATGACCATTTGAACCGCCAACATGTTGTGCGATTTCATTTTCTTTCAATTCGCGACCAAGCCATTGTTTTTGACTTTCAACACACGTATTCAAACGGTCTTCCACTTGACATTCGAACTTTCGACCCTCACGATCCATAGATCCATCATTTATATAAGACATATCAATTTCCTATCATCAAATTACAGGGTAATTATACTTGTTTTAGAGACATGTGTCAACACTTTTTTGGAAACTTTTTTATGTAAATTTTTCACAGGATCATAATATTGGTGCGAAAGGAGAGACTCGAACTCTCACGCCTTGCGGCACTGGTACCTAAAACCAGCGTGTCTACCAATTCCACCACTCTCGCAATGTGGCTGGCGCGGCAGGGCTCGAACCTGCGACCAGATGATTAACAGTCATCGGCTCTACCAACTGAGCTACGCGCCAAAAAACTTATATATACTATTACAGTAACAAAACTGTAACATTACAATTAATGCCGTGAGGCAACAAAAGTCGTCGTGATGACGACAGGAGAAAGCAAATGAAACTAGTACTAACTTTATTGCTGTTGGTAGCAACACCAGCGGCACTTGCAAACTCAGTCACTATCTGTAAAGATGATAAACTACTTATATCGTCTGATAGTGTGCATATTATATCAAAAGATCACGAGACTGTCAAGTTATCTCACAATTGTGATCTAAAACTTTCCCCCGACTCAAAGGTCGTGGTGAAGAATAACGGTCGTCGAATCGTCGAAGAATCTATGATCGCTATTATCGTGGACAAAAAAAAGACCTACTGCGAAGTGCAGCAGATCCTTTCTTAGTTATTAGGCCACCTCTTCTTCTTGTGGGATTGCGTTGCGCAAATACCCAAGTATGTTTTCAGGGGTGGTCATCTCATACGGATCATCTTCCGCATTATCTCGGATACTTGCTTCACGGAACAATGCCTCGATCACACCATCGGTGACGACCATCGCATAACGCCAAGAACGGTGTCCGAACCCTAGATTGTCTTTATCGACAAGCATTCCCATCGAACGTGTGAAGTGACCAGATCCGTCTGGAATCACCTTGACTCGCTTGAGTTCTTGATCTCGCGCCCATGCGTTCATCACGAAAGAATCGTTTACCGACATGCAATAGATGTCGTCAATACCTAGATCAACAAACTGATCAAACTTCTCTTCGAATGTTGGTAACTGCATCGTAGAACATGTTGGCGTGAATGCGCCTGGCAGTGAGAAGATTACAACACGACGACCTGCCGTATAGTCTGCCATCGTAGTCTCTTCCCAACGATATGGGTTAGGTCCCTCAATACTTTCATCACGCACTCGTGTCTGAAATGTTGCTTCGGGCAACGTGTCGCCCACTTTCGCTCCGGTGATTTTCATCCACCGATCATCATTATCTGTCATTAATCCTCCATCTCTGACAAATCTATGACCCCATCATGGAGCCATTTTTCTTCAAGTTGAGTCAACTTCTCGTTCTCGTACTGTCTCGCTTCTAATTCGTCGGGATGATTTTTATAACCCTTCAGAAAGTTCAACCAGACATATCGTACATAGAACTTGATTATACCCATTCGTTTAATCTGATAGCAGTGTTGCAACTCGTGTCGATATAACTTTACGAGTGAACGTCGTGTCATTAACTCAGACTGTGCGACTGATCCTGTTGCATATTTCTTTGGTCGCATGATCACATACGGCCACAATACAACACCACGAAAATGAGACTTCCAAGGAAAGATTGATTGAGATTCTTCCCTATAGACTATCTTAAACTTCATCCTTCCCCCACCTTTTTAGTGTGTCTTTATGTATAGACTTGTGCGAGTAGTACATGGTGATACCGCCGAATACCATAGGGCACAGAAAGATTGCGAGGAGACCTAGCATTCCTATACTCATTTATAAAGCTTTCCGTACAGTGTCCCCATTATTCTATGGTGGACAACTTCGCGTCCTTCAGTGTCTTCAGTACCACCGCACCAAGAACACTCTTCGTCCTTGCCTACCCAAACATCGCCTTCAAACATGCAACTATGATTCCAAACTACGGTCGACATGTTTTGCCAAAAACAATCGTTAAAGGTTTTGTCCCAAACTTCGTTGCCTGTTCTTGAAATAGGTGACTCAGCGATCTGTATCAGTTTGCTCATCTTGCGGCCTCTCGCTCTGCGATTGCCTCCTGACTGAAACCACGCATCGCAAGTTCGTTGCGCATCTTTCTTTTTTGTTTCTTGTTACTTGTACTGAAGAACTCGTTCCACAATTGTGTGTTGTCGAGTGTGTGCATATAGTAATGCTTATCGGTGTTACGTGAACGTGCGATCGCACTCTTGTAAACTTGACTTGCTTTGTACTTTACTGGCATAATATAAGTTCCTTCTTATCCTGCAGAGACTTTCAATGTCCCGTTATCATTCCAAAGTTGACCCGCATTTACTGGGTCGGTTGTAGGTAAGTTACTGAATACGACTGTTGCGCCGCTCGCAGTAAGATCTGTCATCGTGACACCAGCACCAAACGTCCAATCGTTTGTAGTGTTGTATGACAACGAACCAGCAGCAGAAGTGCGGATATCAATATCATACTGAGCAGTAGAATTGTATGCACTAGTACCATCAGCTTTAATCATAATGGTGTTATTAAAATTGGACGTGTTGTTTGCGTTATATCCTATCGCAACTGTATAGTCACCAGAACTTCCTTTACCAGCGTCCTTACCTAATGCAATCGAACCTACGCCAGGATAAACCGCACCTGCTTCATGACCAATTGCAATCGCATAATCTGCCGGATTTGAGTTTCCAAAGTAGTTTGTACGTGAACCAATGAATACGCCGCCGGAATTAGTAGACTGCGAACCAGCACCTGCCTGATACCCAATTGAGACACCGTTTGCCTGTGCACCAATATCATAACCCATAGCAACTGATTGTGGTCCGATACCCGCCATGTCGCTGATCTGAGTACCGATGATGATATTGTTATTGTCTCCGTTCAATGTTGACGTGTCTGGAGTTATCTGAATAGAGTTGTCGCCTGCAGGTTTATTCTGCATTCCGATTAGATCGATTGTTGCCGCAGAGTCTAGACCGCCACCGGACGGAAGACCAGTCAAACCAGAACCATCACCAACGAATGCTGGCGCAGTCACTGCAGCACCAAACGTCCAATCGTTTGTAGTGTCGTATGTCATTCTTCCAGCAACAGACGATCCGATAGTTACTGCATCGGCAGTAGTTGCGGTGACAGTATTACCAATGGCGATAGCGTTATCGCCGGTTGCAGACGTTTGTCGTCCGACCGCAACTGAATTTGATCCAGCAGAACTTTTAGATGCAAAATATCCGATTGCAACAGATCCTGCCCCAGCATTAATACCTAATGCTTCTGTACCGATACCGACAGAGTAAGAACTTGCACCCACCTCACCAGTTTCTCTACCGATCATGATAGAATTATCGCTGATACTTTGTCCCGCTTTAAATCCTAGAGCGATACTATTGGTTGCGTTTCCGCTATTGATACCAGACTCTTTACCGATTGCAATACTGAAGTTAGAAGTTGATGCGAAACCAGCGTCTAATCCGATATTTGTTTGAGCTGTCGCAACATCGTACAACGTATCCCTGAGATATGGTTCGTTGATTAATGCAGTAACACCAGCAGAGTCTAGTCCGCCGCCACCAGAAAAATTATTGATTTGAGATTGAAGGTCGTCTGTAACAGATTTCACTGCAATAGAAGAAGGCACTTGGGTAGAAGACGCTGCAGATAAATCTTGAACAAACGACTCCATGCCTGGATTAACACCAGCAAAATCATCTTGTAACCGTAGAGGGTGACCGTCTCTGAGATAAACATCACCATTCAACTCGATGTACTCATCTGTTTCTAGATCGATTTTATCACCAGAAGTAATGTAGAATTCATTCTGAGTTTGGAGTTCCATCCAATCACCGGCTGAGATAGTAATATCATCACCGGAACTGATATTGATATCGTTAAGAGCTGAAACATCTACGTCCCATAAATCGGTACCGCCAATAGAAACCATTTTAAGGTTGACTGGTGCTGCACTGTCACCGTCAGGATCTCCGTCTTCAATCCTAACAAACGCATTGCCGTCGATAATCTCTGATTGCGGACCACCGCCAGAGATTCCTGTAAGTTGAGAACCGTCTCCGATGAATGAAGTTGCGGTGACGGTACCAGTTACATCCAGATCTCCATTGACCTGCATGTTAGTATCTACAGTAAATGTTTTTGTGCTTGACATATTAGGCATCCCACTTTGTTCAGATAAGAGTTCTTGATTAGTTATTTCTCCATCTGCATTTACATTAGGAGCTTCTACATTTGACATTTTATTATCCTTCGTTTTCTAAATCCCAAACGCATTTGTTTGGGAGTGCTTTAAAACTGCTGTTCTTCGGTTGACCCTGCCATAGCCGCGGTCGACTTAGACCCAAGAGTAGTCGTGATCGCATCGAAATACCCGACGCCGACCTCCCTTTGGTGTCTCGCTCCCGTGTATCCACGCGCTTCTGCATCGAATTCTGCCTCTTGTAGTAAACTGTAAGCATACATCCCCTCATCTTTGTATCGGTTTGCAAAATCAAAGACTGCATAGTTAGTCTGGTGAAAACCAGCAAGTGTAATAAACTGGAACTTGAATCCCATGCGACCTAGTTCTCTCTGGAACTCTTTTAGTTCTTGATCGCCTGGAATTGACTTGCGCCAGTTAAATGATGGTGAACAGTTATACGCGAGCATCGCGTCTGGAACTGCACCTTTGACTGCGTCGGCGAAACGCTTCGCATCCTTCAAGTCTGGTGTCGATGTTTCGCACCAAACGAGGTCTGCGTATTCTGCGTAGGCCTGACCGCGCACACAACCGAACTCTAGTCCCTTGCCCTCTTCGAGCATGTAGAATCCTTCGGATGTGCGACATTGCATAGAACCACCCGATCCTTGAGCGACTCTCTTAATGAATGGTTTGTCGGTGTCGGAGATGTTACTGGAGATTAACTTAGCAGACTCAGCATCGGTACGAGCAATAACGACTGTATCAGTGCCAGCAACGTCACTAGCAAGGCGAGCGGCATTAAGGTTGCGTATAGCTTGACCAGTTGGTATGAGAACCTTTCCTCCCAAGTGTCCGCACTTCTTTTCGGCAGCAACTTGGTCTTCGAAGTGAACAGCGGCAGCACCTGCTTCGATAAGATTTCTTGCAAGTTCATACGCATTTAGAACACCTCCGAATCCTGCTTCAGCATCGGCAATAATAGGGGCAAATTCAAACCCGTTTCCAGTTTCCAGATATTCGATCTGGTCTTGTCGTCTAAATGCATTATTGATAGACCGGACAACATTAGGGACGCTATCAACAGCGTAAAGAGACTGATCTGGGTAAACCTCGTTATGAGAGTTGGCGGATGCGGCAACTTGCCATCCGGAGAGATAGATTGCTTTGAGTCCTGCTTTGACGTGTTGGACTGCTTGTTGGCCATTATATGCTCCAAACGTGTTGATGTATTCATTTTCTTCAAAAAGTTGACGTAGCTTAGTCGCACCCATCTTTGCGAGGGTGTGATCAATCTGTACGGTGCCTTGAAGACGGCGAACGTCTTCGGGTGAGTAATCTCTTTTTTTCATAACAAATCCTGTAATAATATGGTATCCAGTAGGGGGTTCGAACCCCTGTTCCCGCCGTGAAAGGGCGGTGTCCTAGACCACTAGACGAACCGGACGTTTCACTGTATTATATAGTATTACTTTAACTGTTCAATCAGTATAGTAACTTTTCCCTTTTCCCCTTCTACGAAAATAGCAACGTCGGAGACTTCGACATGAACTTGCTCACAGAAGTGTTTGGACACCTCTCCTGCGCACTTGTCGATAGCCGTCTCAATGCACTGGTATACGCCGATGATCGTTCCCATAGAATCAAACGCGACATAGACCTGTTGAGTACTCAGCTTACCATCATTAAAATATGTAGATGGATATGCTAACCCTTCCATTGTCCTTACCTCTTGGATGTTGTTATTATATCATATATCGAAGTAATATACAACCGATAAAAACTGTTCGTTCTTAAATCTCACGACAAAATCTGTACGGTCCTCTATAGGGATTACTACTTTTCTTGTCCTGAGAATCGATCGTTTTTCTTCGTACGACTCAAATATCTCCTCTGCGATTTTCCTTGTGTCTATCTCCTTAGGCACAAAATCTTTTGGAGCACTTGTATTTAGAGAAACCGCAATCGCAACATCTAGTAACATTTTATTCCTCGACGTAAAATATATGGTCACCAATGCGACCAATGAGTTTCATCTTTCTGTGGAAGCTCCACTCTGGTTCAACATAACTCGCATGGTAGTGGGTAGCGCCCTCTGTAATCCCCCTAAACTTACGATAGGAGAGAATGTCTTCTGCTACACCCTTTGCACGTAACCACGCATACTGTTCAACTGGCGCGTCTGACCGACCGTCACAATACCAACTAAACTGACATTGGTTTCTCTTGGGAATAAACAGTCCTTGTTGAACTGCCCACTCGGACATCACTGCCTGTTTCACAACACCACATATTGTGGAAGGGTAACGAGTATCCTTTACACGATTAAGAGTTACATCTGCAACCGCATATTGTCCTGCGAGACTTTCACTACGAGCTTCGTGGTAAATGTTTAAGGCGAGACACTCAAGTTCGTCCGTGGCGTTGATCTTGACATTCTCTGCATTAACATATCCGACATATCCGAAAATTGACAACAGGGTTAAGACACACACACCACGAAAGATATTCATAGAGTCATCCTCAGAAGTTTCTCTAACTTCTTAAGTCTCTTTAGTTGTTTGGGGGTAGGATTATCACCCGCCTTACGACGCAAATATGCATACTCTCTAGTTAGGTTGGCTTGATAGACCATTTTGCATTTCCTCTTCACTGTACATAAATCCAAATGAACTTTGGACCATACTGGGTTGAGAACTAAAATAGTTTCTAACCATCATGAACGCTCTAAGCAATTCAGGGTCGTCATTAAGTTCTTTATCTTCTAGGATAGCGAAATCTAGTTCTTCTACAACTATGTTGTCGAATTCATCATCTTCAACATAAACGTTTATGTAAGGCATAGTACTACTCCACTTTGGTTAATTATGGGAGATATTATACTACAATACGAATCACATGTCAATGAATTTTTTGTATAGGAAATCGGAGAAAATGACTTGTGTTTTTTCGCCGGGATGTCCGTGAGGTCTAAGGTCGTCGTTTTCAATTGCGATGGTGTATAGATCTTTACCTTTACCTGCACCCACACGGCTTGTAGGTTTAAGGTCTATGATAGAGTTCTTTAACCAAGATGTGTATAAGGGCATACTTCCCGCCACTAATGTATCATCTTCGTCTGGACCATTGTCTCGCAAAATTGACATAATGTTTGACCAACAACGTTTATGAAAAAATCCCTGCACGAGCTTAATGCCCATACTGTCACATAAAAGTTCTAAGGTTTTCATTTTGGTAAGAGTGTGCATCACATCGGTGCGTGAATCATAAGCATTATCAAACCAATCATTCATGACACGACGCTTGTTACGATTGTATATCCCAGATGTTCGTAGTGGAGAAAATTGAGTAACATCGTCATGTCTTTGTATTTTTATTTCTCTCTCTTTGGGCATATACTCTACTACCTCCGCTCGTTGGAATGCAGACCACATGACGACGATGTGCGTGACCGGAGTTTCATGTCTTGGGTTGTGAAGATAATCCGTAACTTCACGAAATATCTTATCATTACCCGCACCACAACTTCCCAAGTTAATATAGGGCATTGCCATTTTACCTGCAAGAAGATGCGTAAAAGTAAAAGGCCAATGTGTCGGCGGATTATCATCAAAACCCTTCAGTTCGTCTCCCCAGACGAAACTGCAACCAGCGGTTAATAACATTAGTGTTTCTCTTTATAGTCTTTGATAGCAGCTTTGATCGCATCCTCTGCGAGTACACTACAATGGATTTTTACTGGTGGTAATGAGAGTTCTTTTGCAATGTCTGTATTACGGATATTCCCGGCTTCTTCGAGACTTTTACCTTTGACCCACTCAGTGAGTAGAGAACTAGAAGCGATAGCACTACCACAACCATAAGTTTTAAATTTCGCATCTTGGATGATTCCAATTTCGTCAACAAGGATTTGTAGTTGCATCACATCGCCACACGCGGGTGCACCCACCATACCAGTTCCGACATTATCGTCTTCCCTGTCCATCTTACCCACGTTGCGTGGGTTCTCGTAGTGGTCTAAAACCTTGTCCGAATACATTACTCAGTCTCTATATCTTCAATCAACATGTCGCGCATGGCACGTGCCTGTGCGTCTTCTGGGTTATTTACACTACCACCATTCACAAACTTGTATGCGAGTGTGATGCGTTGGCACTCTGTGTATGCAGCGTGCCAGCAGTGCAAGTCTTCTTCTTGTTCTGCGCCAAAGTAGTAGTGACGACACTGCCAGCCGGGCACATCGTCGATTTTAATGATTTCGTCGTTCTGTTTATCATAGTACTCAAAGAATCCTTCTCCGGACTCTGACCATGTAAATAGAACCTGATATGCGTTGGCATCATAGTTGGTGTGCCAACCCACAAACCCGCCTGGCGGATAGTAAGATAGTAGGGCGGAAGTATGTGCGCCAAGTTCTGACGCAAAGTCATATTTGACTTTCTGCATAAATCCACCCCACATCTCTTTGTCTTCACGAACCATCTTGGAAATCGGTTGTGCGAAGTATCTATCGGGCGGGCCAACCAGACTATCACGAGATAAACATTCTAACAGATACTCACTTGAGGTGTAATAAGACCCCAAGTCAACATCCTTGCGTTCGTGATATGTCCAATACTTTTCGTCGTTATACGACGGTTTAGACAGCATCTCGTCGGAGAAACTGTTGAGGGTATTTAACAACTCTTTATTACGAATAACTACTTCAGTCATTGTTACGAATAATCACCATAGAATAACGATCTTTTAATGTACTTTTAAATACAATCGTATCACCAGATTTTAAATTTAGTTGATCCATCAAATCATCACTTAGTTCAAAGGCGAGCTCGCCGCCTTCAACATCAACGACCGGACAAGTCCAAGAACTAGAAGTTATCTTGTTCGAATTTTTCATTTGCTTTTTGAATGTCTTCTTCAGTACATACACCCATATGTAGTAGGAATGAAACTGTCGAAGTAATACCCTTTTGTGTACCCATGATTCGTCCCACTGTATATGTAACGAACATTAGTGCGACGGCTAAAAAAGTGTGCAAGTACGGATCCATTGTGGACTCCTTATATTTTGAAGCCAGCAAACTTTTCACTATCTATTCGCTGACCGGATGTGGAGTTATCAAATGCTGGTCCATTATCTACTTCTTTATTTAGGGGTGAGTCGTTTTGATCAACATCAAATAATCGCATTTTACTCCG